CACCTCACCGATGGCGGACACCGTTCTAAAAATCATTGACCTTCAGGATGAGATCAATAGAGATCTTGAAAGCTTGGTGGATCTTAAGCGTGAGATCAGTCTTGTTATCCGTGAAGTAGAATACAACGAATATCGAACGATTCTGGAGAAGCGATACATCAGCAATAAGTCTTGGCCAGAAATTGCTGTGGAGCTTGGGTATAACCTTCGCCATCTTTACCGATTACATGATGCAGCGCTTAACAAAGTAAGAATTCCTGAAGATGTCACTGTATGTCACTATTAGTCCAAGTGCAATCATGTTAATGTTAAGGTAGCGAAAAGCATCAAGGCGAAGCCTCGCGGGAGAAATCCTGTGGGGCTTTTCTTATGCCCCGAAAGTGAGGTGAACCCATGCCATATAAACCAAAGCGTCCCTGCGCCTACCCCGGCTGCGGTCGGCTCGCTGAGCGTGAGCAATACTGCGCCGAGCATCAAAAGGTCATTGACATACAGTACAACCAGTACCAGCGCGACCCCAAGTCCAACAAACGCTACGGCAGAAGTTGGAAGCGCATCCGTGACCGCTACATTAAATTGCATCCCCTTTGTGAGGAGTGCGAAAAGCAAGGCAAGCTGACGCCTGCCGAAGAGGTCCACCACATCCTTCCGCTCTCCAAAGGCGGCGGCAATGAAAAGAGTAATCTGATGGCTCTTTGTAAATCCTGTCACTCCCGAATTACCGCTGAAAGCGGTGACCGGTGGGGGTAGTAAAATCTTCAAAACTATTCAAAACGGACAGCGGCGTGGGGCTTCGTGTTGAAAAACGCGCTTTCAAACGAGGGAATAGCCCCATCCCCGCAAAGTGAGGTGATATTTTTGGCAAAAGACGGTACCAACCGTGGCGGTGCTCGTATCGGCGCGGGCGCAAAAAAGAAGCCACTAGCCGACAAAATAGCCGAGGGCAATCCCGGCGGCAGGAAACTGACTGTGATGGAATTTCAAGATGCAGCAGATCTCAAAGGCCTTGAAATGCCTGAACCAAACAAAATGCTCGAAGCCATACAAAAAGACGGTAAGACTCTCGTTGCGAGCGAGATCTATAAATCCGCTTGGACTTGGCTGAACGAACGTGGCTGTGCAGTGCTTGTAGCTCCGCAGCTTCTGGAGCGGTACGCCATGAGCGTAGCCAGGTGGATTCAGTGCGAGGAAGCAGTCACTGAATACGGCTTTCTGGCAAAGCATCCCACTACGGGCAATGCAATTCAGAGCCCCTATGTGGCGATGGGTCAAAACTACATGAACCAAACAAACCGCCTATGGATGGAGATTTTTCAGATCGTAAAGGAAAACTGCACCGGCGAGTACAGCGGTGTGAATCCGCAAGATGATGTTATGGAGCGGCTCTTAACCGCCCGGAAAGGAAAATGATATGACAAAATACAAAACTTCTGAAAGTGTCTGCAAGGGTCACCCGGATAAACTCTGCGACCTGATTGCAGACAGCATTCTCGATGCTTGTCTTCGCAAAGATAAAACTTCCCGCGTGGCCTGCGAGGTCATGGCGACAAAAGGCAAAATCATCGTAGCGGGCGAAATCACCTGCTCGAAAAAAGTAGACATCCGCTGGGTGGTCCATAGAGTTCTTGAGGAGGTCGGCTACAACCCTTGGAAATTCATTGTGTTTGTATTCGTCCACCAGCAAAGCAAGGATATCGCAGGTGGTGTGAATCAAGCGCTGGAATCCCGCGCGGGAGATACCTCTTGGTATTCCATGCTCGGCGCTGGCGACCAGGGCACTGTTTATGGCTATGCCACAGATGAGACAGTAGAAAAACTTCCGCTCCCTCTCGTATTTGCTCATGGCATTTGTCAAAAGCTCGATAGCACCATGAAAAATGGCGTCATCAAAGGCATTGGTCCTGATGGCAAAGCCCAGGTCACTGTCGAGTATGAAGATGACAAGCCCAAGCGCATCAAAACGATTATTGTTTCTGTACAGCACCGCGCTAATAAGGATTTAGAGATTCTCCGCAGTGAGATCATCTCCCAAGTATTGTGGCCAGTGTTTGAGAAATTCCCGTTTGACGTTGATACCGAAATCCTCATCAATCCCTCCGGCCGTTTTGTCGAGGGCGGACCTGCAGCTGACACCGGTTTGACTGGTCGAAAGATTATGGTCGATAGCTATGGCGGCCTTGCTGCTCATGGCGGTGGTGCATTCTCCGGAAAAGACCCGACGAAGGTTGATCGCTCCGGTGCCTACATGGCAAGGGCCATTGCAAAGAACATCGTCCGTTGTGGCTATGCGAAACGCTGTCAGGTGGCCATCTCCTATGCTATCGGCAAGGCTGATCCTGTTGCGGTTGAAATTGATACCTTCGGTACGGGTACTGTTTCTGATGAGATTCTTCGCAAAGCGGTCCTCGAGGTTTTTAACCTCCGTCCAGCGGCGATCATCGAGGCACTGAACTTGCGTGATCCCATCTATGCAGATACAGCAACATATGGCCATTTCAGCGGAACGCTTTCTCGCTGGGAATGGCTGGACCGTTATAACGAACTACGAGAGGCGGTAAAAAAATATGCAGATTGAGAAAAAGAATACCGCCGAGCTTCTACCTGCGGACTACAATCCCCGCAAGGACTTAAGGCCCGGCGATCCGGAATACGATAAGCTTAAGCGCTCAATTGAACAGTTCGGATACGTCGAGCCGGTCATCTGGAATAAGGTGACCGGCTGTGTTGTGGGTGGGCATCAGCGTTTAAAGGTGCTCATCGACTTAGGGCTAACCGAGGTCGAGTGCGTGGTGGTCGAAATGGATGTCGAAAAGGAAAAGGCACTCAACATCGCGTTGAATAAAATTTCCGGTGAATGGGACAAAGAAAAGCTGGCTCTGCTCATTGCAGATTTACAAGGTGCGGACTTCGATGTATCGCTCACAGGCTTTGATCCCGCTGAACTGGATGATCTGTTTAAGGATAGTATCAAAGACGGCATCCACGATGATGATTTTGATGTGGAAGCAGAGCTAAAGGAACCGCCCATCACCAAACTCAGCGACGTCTGGACCCTTGGTCGGCACCGGCTGGTATGTGGCGACAGTACCAAGAAGGACACCTTTGACTTGCTGATGGCCGGTACCAAAGCCAATCTCGTGATCACCGACCCGCCGTACAACGTCAACTATGAAGGCAGCGCCGGAAAAATCAAAAACGACAACATGGGTAACGACGCCTTCTATCACTTTCTGCTCGATGCCTTTACAAACACCGAAGCAGTCATGGCGGATGACGCCAGCATCTATGTTTTCCACGCCGACACCGAAGGGCTGAATTTCAGGAGAGCCTTTGTGGATGCCGGTTTTTATTTGTCTGGTTGCTGCATCTGGAAGAAGCAGTCGTTAGTTCTGGGACGCTCTCCGTACCAATGGCAGCATGAGCCTGTGCTCTATGGTTGGAAGAAAACCGGGAAGCATCAGTGGTACACAGGCCGGAAGGAAACCACCATCTGGGAGTTTGATAAACCTAAGAAAAATGGTGATCACCCGACCATGAAGCCGGTCCCGCTCTTGGCGTATCCGATTATGAACAGCAGCATGAGTAACACCCTGGTGCTAGATCCCTTTGGTGGTAGTGGTTCAACACTCATCGCCTGCGAACAGTCTGACCGCTCCTGTTATACTATTGAGCTTGATGAGAAGTTCTGTGACGTTATCGTCAAGCGCTACATCGAACAGGTCGGCTCTAGCGACAAGGTTTCTGTCCAGCGCGATGGTCTGCTCTACTCCTATGCGGAGGTGACAGCCAGCGAGGATAGCCATGCCTGACGATAGCACCGCTGATGATAACCCAGCTCCTCCTCCGACTCGATTTGGCACATATATTTCTCGAAAATCACTTGCTATATGGTGCCTTTAGAGTGATGTATGTACATACCAAAACGATAGGAGGTTTTGAAAATGGAAATCAAGTACAACGTAACCGGACCCAACCGCAAGCGATTGGTACAGGCCATCGCCCAAATTCTCGAAAGCGATGCCAAGTACCTCGGTGTTCCATCCTGTGCTTATCAGGTGGACAACTTCACCATCAGCAAGGATGGCATCCTTTCCTTCGACGAGCTCACCAACAGCAGTGAGGCTGAGCAGCTTATCGAGCGCCTTTGCGAAGTGGGCTTTGAAGCTGAGACCGAGGAAGTCACAGATGCCCTTTGCATGGAGCTTCCGCTGAAAGACACCACCGAAGCAGCGATTGACAACCTGCGCAGGATGGTGGATAGCAAAGCGACGCTCATTAAAAAAGCACTCGGTGCTGAAAGCTTGGAGATTGAGGTAACCGAGGAGCGTATCCGCTTCCCTTGGTTCGATCGCATTCCGGAGCCTGAGGTCATCAGTGCAGCTTCTCATTTCCTTGGGCATCTGCTTGATGCAGCTAAGAGCCATAAACGTGTGACTGCCAAGGAAAAGGAAACCGACAATGAGAAATACGCCTTTCGATGCTTCCTCCTGCGACTCGGCTTCATTGGCGATGAGTTCAAAGAAACGCGCCGGACGCTTCTTCGGAATCTGACCGGCAGCGCCGCATTTCGAACGGGAGCCAAGAAAGGCTTCAGCGCAGAGGACCTGGCCGCCGCTACCGACGACCCCGCTGTAGTAGAAGCGGTAAATGCCCTGCTGAATGGAAAGGAGGCAACTGATGATGAGATTTCCGAATGAAGAAGTAGTTGAGCGCATCCGCCGTCAATTTCCGGTCGGTTGCCGCGTGGAGCTTCTTCGCATGGATGATGTGCAGGCTCCGCCCATCGGCACCAAAGGCACCGTAATCGGAGTGGATGACACCGGCTCCATCATGGTTAGCTGGTACAACGGCAGCGGACTTAACGTAGTCTATGGCGAGGACCTTTGCCGGAGGTGCGACGATGACCGATAAGGTGCGAAAGCAGATCTTGGCCATACGCGACACCGGTCTGAC